GCAGTTACTGGGAACGAAAACAGTGACGAAACGGGGATTGTGGTTGCTGGTCGTGGTCAGGATGATAGGTTTTATATCCTTGATGATAGGTCACTCCGAGGGTCACCAGACACTTGGGCGCAAGCGGCGGTGTCTGCTTTCACTGAATGGAAGGCAGATAGAATAGTTGCGGAAGTAAACAACGGTGGCGATTTGGTTGAAAAAGTGATAAGAACTATAGACAGAAGTGTTCCCTACACCCCCGTCAGGGCGTCGAGGGGTAAGATATTAAGGGCAGAGCCTATTGCGGCGCTGTATGAGCAGGGTAAGGTTTCGCATTGTGGTGTATTTAGGGAGCTTGAAGATCAAATGACTAGCTACACTCCGCAGTCAAGGAAATCTCCCGATAGATTAGACGCTTTGGTTTGGGCGCTTACTGAGCTAAACAGGTCAACAGGGCAACCCGTTTGGAGAATAAGTTAATGGGCATCTTGGACAATATTGCGGCTGCATTTGGCAGAGGTCAAACCTTTGAGCGTAAAGAAGCGCCACAGGTTCATATCAGTGGCCCCACATACACGGGAACGAAAAAAGATAACTTTAAAACCTTCGCTCAAGAGGGATACAAAGAGAACGCAATCGTTTATCGCTGCGTGAATGAGATGGCTAACGGCGCAGCTTCGATCCCTTTTTGCGTTTATCAGGGTGATATAAAGCTTGAAGCCCATCCCTTGATTTCGCTTCTTGCTCGCCCAAACCCTCTCCAAGCTGGCGTTGAATATTTCCAAAGCCTTTATTCATATTTGCTTTTGTCTGGTAACTCTTACGCTCTGCAATCATATGTAAACGGCGCTCCAAGAGAGTTGCACATTTTGCGTCCCGACCGAATTGAAATTGAGCCAAGCAGCACGGCAATCCCAAAGTCGTACAAATACAAATTGGGCCAAGAAGTGGTGAAAACCTACCCCGCTGATCCAGTAACGGGAGCCGCGGAGGTAAAGCATTTTAAACTCTGGAACCCTCTTGACGATTACCAAGGTCTTTCCCCCCTAGCGGCGGCGGCTCTTTCTATTGATCAGAACAACATGGTTTCCAAGCACAACATTGCGCTGTTAGCAAATGGTGCCAGACCATCAGGGGCAATAGTTTTCAAACCCGCAGATGATGCGGGAAATAGACTTTTGCTTACAGATAGCCAGCGCGAGCAGCTACAGACTGATTTAACAAACCGCTTCAAAGGCGTAAACAACGCGGGTCGCCCCATGCTTCTTGAGGGTGATTTTGAGTGGAAAGAAATGGGCATGTCTCCAAAAGACATGGATTTTATGAACCAAGCAAACATGACCGCGAAAGATATTGCGCTTTGTTTCGGGGTTCCTTCTCAGTTGATTGGTATCCCAGACGCGCAAACCTATGCGAATGTTCAAGAGGCAAGGCTGGCGCTTTATGAAGAAACGATTATTCCTTTGGCGCGTAGGATTGAAAGCGATTTAAACGAATGGCTGGCCCCAGAGTTTGGTGATGATATTTCAATTTCATATGATATTGACGCCATCCCAGCTATGACAGAGCGGAGGCGTAGAGTTTATGAAAATGTTACTTCGGCGGTTAGGGATGGAATTATATCACGTAATGAAGCGCGTGAAAGATTGGGCCTTGAACCCATCACAGGAGGGGACGAAGTCTTTATCGCGGCAAACCTCTTCCCACTGGGTGGTCCAGAAGTGGCGGCAGACGAAGGGCAAGACCCAGAAGAAGCAGGGAAAGAAGCCTACGGCGAAGAAGAAATAAAAAAAAAGAGTGAAGTAGCCAAGGACACTTTTACAACCAGAGCCGAGGCATCGGATCGGGCTGCTGAAATAGGTTGCGTAGGCACTCATCAGCATACGGTTGATGGAACCCTTGTGTTTATGCCCTGCGATACTCATGGTGAATATGAAGATCTTATAGGTGATAAAAGAAATTATCTTGATCGTTATGTAAGTCCAGACGATATGCGCCATCGGGAAAAGGAAAAATCCCACCATGATGAAGAAGAAGATGACAAGGCTGAAAGTGATGTAAACACAACGCCTACGGACGCTATGGCTTCAAATGCAACTCGCGGCCTTGCGCTTCGCGAGGAATATGGGCGCGGCGGCACTCAGGTAGGTGTAGCTAGGGCAAACCAGCTTAAATCGAAAGAACGCCTCAGCCCCAGAACCGTTCGCAGGATGCACAGTTATTTTTCTAGACACGAGGTTGACAAGAGAGCGGAGGGCTTCCGTAGGGGTGAGGCTGGATGGCCTAGCGCGGGGTTAGTGGCTTGGTTGCTTTGGGGTGGTGATGCGGGCCAGTCTTGGGCTGCACGTAAGGTAAGGGAGCTAGATAAAGAGCGTGATAAAACTGACGAGTTGGTTCCATTTATGGAAGATTTGCCGATTGAGGAAAAAGCGCCAACGAAAATATCAGAAGCGGTCAAAAAAGGTCTAGCGGAAAAAGTTAAAGAGCATAACGAGAAACACGGCGACAAAAAGGGCAAGAGGGTCACTCAGAGGATGCTGGAAGCGGTGTTTCGTCGAGGCGTGGGGGCTTACAACACAAACCCATCTTCAGTGCGCCCCAGCGTCAGTTCTGCGGACCAATGGGCATATGCGCGGGTGAATGTATTTTTGGGAGCTGTGAGAACGGGGAGGTTCGAGCGGGGGAAGTTTGACACTGATCTTTTGCCAGAAGGCCACCCGCTCAAATCCAAAAAGAAAACCTAGATATAGTTTTCTACGAGGCCAAGCTCGACATCATCATAGATGCCGAAGGGTTTTGAAAGCGAGCCATCTTCCTTCACCATGCGAACAGCGAAAGTAATCGCGTTGTGATTGGCAAGCCAGCGGTAGCCTCGCGCCATTGCCACTTCGTGTGTAACGGCGTCAAACTCTATGAGCCGATCTTCGTCGGCTGATGGAACCTCGATATGAACGACAAATTTATTTTCGCCGTTAAAATAAATATCGCCTTCAAGTCGATTAAGGCGCATTTCAGCAGCTTCGGTGGAAAGTAAAAATTTAAGAGAATGTGCCATGTTACCTCCAATGGCTGTGGGGCCGAAGCCCCTGTTGATTAACGGCGGCGCAGCTTGCCTTCACGGCGTAGGCGCTCCATAACGTAAGTCATGCCCTGATCGGCATAGTAGTTTTCCCGCTCGGGGTTCCACCCGCGCATCGCGTTCTGAGCTTGGCGGCAATCGCTAATGATGTAAGCCAGCGCATCGTCATCGACGGTTTTCGCGTGGGCTTCCCACTTGTTGAACTCTGCTGCAGTTGCTCCTGACATATCACGCCTCCTCACGCTGTCTTTCTTCCAGTTTTTAAATTGTATTCAAAACGCAAGCCACCCAAGCAGTCGCGGCAACGGATATAATCAAAGTAACCTTGAACCTTCATTGCGTTATGAACCGCTTTCCCATCGGCTGCGTTGCTCACAGTATCGATCCACTGTTCTGGGCCACCGTCTTTGATGCCGAAAATTTTGTAACTTCTACGTGTCATTTTTACCTCCATTGGTTGGTGGGGGCCGAAGCCCCCAAGTGATTAATCCCAGATAATGTCTGATCCGCGTTTTTTTATGAGCGACAGGATTTGTTCGAAATACGCATCCTCCCAATCTTTTCCTAACTCAGTTTCTAGGATGTTCCGAAACTTTGCTGCGCAGTGAGTAGTGCCAGTGCGGCCAATATACTTGCTGCTTTTATCAAGTGCGGTTTGAAAAACTGTATTGATCATTTGGACTTCCTCTGTTGCTATACATTCTGTATGCTCTCTTTTTTTAGATATGTAAATACTTAATTTACAAAAAAGTTACATAATGACAAAAAAAGGGGCCGAAGCCCCTCAATCTGCGATATTGTTTAGGTTCACTGCTTGAGCGGGGAAACCCTGATTGCTCTCTCTAAAAGGTAAACCGCATAATCTTTATCAAGCTCCGCGAGCTCATCTTCCCACTGGCTAATGGTCATTACATCTGTGGGGATAACCTTCATAGAAATGCAGTTTGACGAATGGGCGGCCATTATATAGGCCATGGCATCGGCTGGGCGGTTTACATCACTTACGATGTAGTCATCGCCGCCTTTAAACTTCCAGTAAGCGTTTCCGCTTGAAAACTTCCCATCGGTGTCGTGAGCGCCGTAATTTTCCAGAGTTTGAGTTTTAACAATAAAATCCATTATTTTTTCTCCATGTAGGTGTGGGGGCCGCAGCCCCCGATTGATTACTTGATCTTGATGAGCGTTCTTTGGTGAAGGCACTGGATGTTGTAGCCTCCTGCCAAGATGGTATTTATTGAAACGATATGCCCATCAATTACGAAAGTTCCCTCATATCCATCACCACAAGATACAAGTTCAAAGTCTTGGATTTCAGTGATGCCTTTTTTGTTGAGAGCTTTGATGATGCGGTTGTTGCGGTTTGCAATCAGGTTATCAATATTTTTGCGAACAACTTCTTCAATCTTGTTTGTATAAGCTAAAAGATTGTACCATGTTTTCCCGCCTGCGATTTCAAAAAGAATTTCGTAATTCATTTGGCGGGTGTTGTTTTTTTCTGCCCACATTTCTGTGATTGCAGATTTGCGTGCTTTGGCCCATTCCAGTTGGCGCTCGAACATTTGAGCGTCTAAACCTGAGAAAGCTTTTTTAATCTGATTTTCCATTTCATCTACCTAGTTTTAAAGTTGCTATACATTTTGTATGCCTGTCTTTTTGGTAAATGTAAATACTATATTTACAAAAA